TATATTCTCTAAGTTTTATATTATTTTTTATATTAAAACAATTTATAAAATAAGATTCCATTAATTTTCCTAAAAATATAGGAGATACATATTCTATTTTTGTAAAATCATAATTATATATTTTTATAATATTTCTATTTATTGTATCATAATTTATAATATTAGATAAGTCATTTAATATTTTTATTGGAAAATTATCAATAATCTTTGTTACTCTATTATCAGTCATTTTTTCAACATTATATTTTAATGGAGGAAATATTAATTCTGATTTTTCATATTCTGGATCTAATTCATAAAATTCTGAACTAATATCTTGAAACCAATGATTAATACCTAATGATTTTGCATTTGATTCTATTATTATATTTAATGATTCAATTGCTCGAGTAGTACCTACATATAATAAATTCTTCTCGTCTAAATGTTGTTTTTCTGTAAAATTATAATAATTAATTAAACTAGCTTTTGCACCTATTAATATTACATATTTCCATTGTAATCCTTTTGCTCCAAAAATAGTCATTAATGTTATATGTCCGGGTATTGGTTCATATTTCATATTTGGATTTGAATCTTCTTTTGATTCATCATAAAATTGTATAAATTTTATATTATTTTTTGATAAAACATTTGCAACTAAACATAATCCACTTGAATAATTAATTCCTATTTTTCCTTTTACTGGAGATAAAATAGCAATATCTGATAATTCTACATTTTTTTCAAATAATTCTATTAATATACACATTAATTTATAATCAGTGCGACCTATATGAAACATTGGACGTGTATTTATTTGACCTTTTGCAGAAATAATATTATGAGTCTTGTCAATTCTTAAATCATTTGAAAAATCTATAATCTCTTTATGAGAACGAAAATTAGTCGTTAATAAAAATTCTTTTGCTTTAAAATTCATAAAAAATTTAGAATCAGAATCTCTAAATTGAAATATATTTTGATTAGGGTCACCAATAAAATGTAATGTAATATTTAATTTATTTTTTAAATTTATTAAAATATTATATTGAATTTCATTTAAATCTTGTGCTTCATCAATAAATATACATTTTATCTTATTTAATTTATCATTCTGTTTTAAAATTTCAGCATCGTTATTTTCTAGATATTCCATAAATTTAAAAGATAATAAAGATATATCAATTTTATTATTTGAATCTATTATAAATTTTGACAGAGCATCAATAGTTGAGATATATTCATGATTAATTAAATTATCTTTATCAACTAATTTTACTCTATTTATAATATCATCACGTGCAAGACGTCCAAATACTAAGAGATACATTTCATGATTTTTATAAAAATTATTTTCTAATAAATATATATTTCTTAATACAATAACCTGAGTTTTTCCTGAACCTGCACATGCTGACAATTTTGTATCAGTTATTTCTGAAAATGTAACATATGTATGTTGTTCTTCAGTAAGATTATATTCTTTATAAATTTTATAGTCCATATATTTTATAAGTTTATGATATAAAATATAAAGTTAAATAAATTATTTTTCATTTTTTATTTCAAAAAATAAAAAAAATTGAAATATTAAATATATAATATATCTTTACATATAAATATATTAAACATGTCTAATCAATATATTAGAATTCTTGACATATTATATAATAAGTGTGTAGAATCATTAAAAAATGATAAAAAAAAAGAAGGTATATATCCTGCTGATACAAAACAACTTTTTATATCTTATGTAATTCATCAATTTAATAAAAATAGAATAAGTTTTGAAATAAAAGAAAAGTATATTAATGATATAAATTCCATCACTTAAATTCGATCATAACTTTTATTAAAAAATGTCTTTTATTATTTTATTATCAAACCATTTTTTATCACTATTAAATGATATAAAATATTCTGGATTAAATAATTCAATCGATTTTATAATAATCTGATAATTTAATTCATCTGCATCGTTTTCTTGTCCGAATGATAATAATGCTAAATTAGTTGATAGATTATTTTCAAGATCTGAAATATTTTCAAGTTGATGGGTTATTATTAATTTATTAATTTCCGTTATTTTTTTATCATAATTATTACGTAAAATAGTTCTACAAAAATAATCTAATATACGATATGGACTAGTTTCTTCATATAATGATAATAATTTATTAGAATATATTTTATCATTATAACGATCATTATTAAATTTATTTTTCTTTTGTTCTTCAATCATTGATATTATTTTAGGTTCCCACTTATTTATTCTTATGATACTCTCTAAGATATCAATAGAATTATCAACTAATTCTTTAGTAAAATTATATTTTTCTGCATTTTGTAAAACCAATTTATATTTGTCATTATTTTTTGTTACAAATCTATTATAATCATCATCAATATTTTGTGGATTCGTTTCTAAAAATAATATTAAAATAAAATGGGGATATATTATAGGTTTTCCAGTTATAAATATTGTATTATAATATTGAATATTATTTGTTTTTATAAAATTTTCTAATTTATATTTTATATTTAATGAACTATAACAAAAATCAGTAATTATATTAATATTTTCAATCTTTATATTGTGTTTAGAAATTATTTTTCTTGTTAAATCTGAATCATTAATTGTATATAATGGTAAAAGTATATTCATAAAATCATCAAAGTTAATATATCCGGTATCTGTATGACCTGTAATTGTTACAAAATTATCTGTATTTATTTTAATACTACCATGTGATGATATATGTATTGTAATTGAACAATTAATTAATTTATTTTTTTCTATTTTATTAATAATATCATAAATTATTTTTGATAAATTTATAATATTGTCATCTTTTGTAGAATTTTGGTATATATTATCACTATATTCTGATATTTTATATCCTTTTAATTTAGTCAAATAGGATAATGCTTTTTCAGAATAAATTCCATATACATTATGTAATGGAATCTTAGTATAATATAATATATTAATTAGTGATTTTTTGTAATCTTCTGAATCTAATAAATTTAAAAATATAATAAATTTATTTGAATCTGTCAAGACAGTATTTTGACCTATACATAATGCAGATATATTATCAAATTTTTCTTGATCATTACAATCCTCTGGTAAAATATATGATTTTTCTAATTTTGTATTTCTATTTTTTTTATTAATATTTCTTCTAATCCATACAATCTACCTCCAGTTATTTTTTCCTTTAATTTTAAATATTTATTTTTATATTTTAAATATTTTTCTTGATAATCCATATATATTATATTAATAAAATAAAATTAAATTAAATAAATTTTTTTACATATTTTTTGAATTAAAATAAATAAATTAAAAAATGAAATTAAATAAATTTTTTTACCTTATTTTTTAATTTATGAGGATCTGGTTTTGCATCTACATCTTTATTTACAGGAATATTATCTAATATAATACCTACACCATGAACACATCCTGAACGAAAAACAAAAACTTGATATGGTTCTATATATTCCGGACGTTGTTTAAATTTAAATGTCACATATGCAAAATCTTTAGATTTTATACAATCTTTTGTATCATTTTTAGCAGGTTCTAACATCATACGTCCTGTTTGTCGTACATTTCCAATTTGTAACATCGGTGAATATCCATCACGAAGAGTTGCAGAATGACTAAATATAGTTACTACTGCATTAAATCTCCATGATATATATTTATTTATTAATTCTTTATTTTTAATAATACACATTCCACTCCGTAGATTCTTACGAGATATATCCTTATCATTAGACCCTATTGCAATAGTTATCCGATTATGATCATTTGCAGAATGTATTTTTTGTTTAAGATAATTATGTATTGATTTTACCTTAACTTCTTTAAATTCTTTCCCAAATGGTCCAATATAAACTGTATCTCCTGTATTAATTATTCCTCCCCGATTAATTCCAGCAACAATTAAACCTATACCGTGTTTATTATATATGCCATCTATAAAAAATACATGATCTGTATTATTTTGTGGATTATTAAAAATTTCTTTTTTCATATTAGTTACAAAACTTTTAATTATACGATTATTACAACGTTCATCTATCTCTTTAGTATTATCTTCATCAAAATTTCTCCACATATTACGAACATTAAGTTCACTCATAATATTATGAATAAAATCAATATAATATCCAGTTTTATTTGATATAGTTATTACTGGTATTTTTAATTGACGCGAATTATCGGATTTAATATATGTTTTTATATCATTTATTTTTTGCATTTTATAATCTTCTAAATCATTTGATTTGTTATACGGTGAATTAATAAAATCAGCTGGTATTTTAATAATATTTTTACAATAATTTTCTATCATTTTACGTGATTCATTATAAATTGATTCTGGTGTAATATCATATCTTGTCATTACAATAATAATCGGAATGTTATTTGACATTAGAATTGTCGCATGTTGTTTTGTCATTGGTAGAATACCTTTGTTTGCTCCAACTATTAAAAATGAATAATCTGGAAAATGTCCAGATATACCATATGCAGTAGTTTTAAAATATTTTTCTTGCCCACATAAATCTATAAGTGTTACTGCTTTGTTATTTTGTGTAAGTATAGTTTTAGTGGAAATACTAGATGTTTTTTTTGATTTTACTTCGTGTTGATGACGTGCAATTTGTAGACGTGCGCTCCCATCACCATTATCAAGTTCTCCAGTTGTTAATACCCCGATAAATGTCGATTTACCAGAATCAGCCGAACCTGCAACTGCTATGCCTAATTCAGTATTAATGATTTCTGTCATTTATTATATTATCAAATTATATTTAATATATATTATAGTGCATTGTTAAATCAATTTTTTATGAGTCATAAATTATACATTATTTTCTGGCAAAAATATATAAAGACATATGAATATATTAGATCATATCATGGAATACTTTAAAAATCTATCAATAAACGAAAATATTTATAATCCTGGCACTATATTAACTGAAAAAAACAATGAGAATACATATATTTTATTAGGTTATGATTATACTAGAAATAATTTAATTTGTGTATTAAAAAATGAAAATATATTAAATAATAATATTCATATCATACATAAAAATAATATAGATACAATAATAAAAGAAAATGAAATTTATAAAAAAACAAAAATACTCTTTGAATAAATAAATATTATTTATTCTTTTTATTTTATTTTTAATATCCTTTAACTTTTACTTTTTCTTGAGCGGTTAAAAGATAAAAATTGATAATTTTTTTAATTGATATTATGATTATTATTACTTATTAAAAATGTTATATAAAGATAAAAATATATTATTAATCATAGTCAATACTATGTATAAAATAAAAGATTATTTACATAAATATAATAATGAATATCCAAATATAACATCAGTTGATAAATTAATCAATATAAAAGATCTAATTTTAGAAAATATAAATAAAGAATATAATTTAAAAATAGATAAAGAAGAATTTAATAATATATTTTCTAAATATTCATATTTAAAAGATTTAAATTTAATATTAGATACAAATTATAAATCAAATTATGATTATAATTCCTTAATTTCATTATTTAATAAAAAATGTTTACCAATTAGACACAATGATACAAATAATATTGTATTTGCTCCATATGGTTCTCAATGGATTCACGACGTTCAAAATGATGATATTGTTAATAAACCTGAAATAATTAGACGTAGACTACAATATGAAAAATTAGCATCTATTAAATATCCAGCCCAACGTTCTCCCGAATGGTTTGCTCAACGTGATGGTAAAATTACTGCATCTGATGCAGGTGTAGTAATAGGTGATAATAAATATGAATATCCATATAAAATGATTGTAAAAAAAATTAGAGAAACATTCCAAAACAATGAAGCAACATATCATGGAAAAAAATATGAAGATATAGCAAAATTAATTTATGAATATCGAAAAAATGTTATAGTAAATGAATTTGGCATGTGTGAACATCCAATTGTTGGATGTTTAGGCGCATCCCCTGATGGTATTGTTACTCCATATAAAAATGACGGAGTTCATTTGACAGAATTAGTCGGACGTATGCTTGAAATAAAGGTTCCATTATCTCGTCAAATTCAAAAAACAGGAGAAGTTAAAGGCGAAATCTGTCCGATATATTATTGGGATCAAGTACAAATGCAATTAGAATGTTGTGATTTAGATGAATGTGATTTTTGGCAATGTAAATTATGTGAATATTCATCATGGGATATGTTTGTAGAAGATACTTGTAAATCAGAACCATTTAGATCAAAAACTACATCATTTGAAAAAGGATGTCTTATACAAATATTACCATCTGATAAACTTGTTCATCGTACTCATCCTGATTATTTAAAAACTATACACGAATATGCAAAATTTATTCATCCTCCAAAAATAGAAATGACACCAGAAGATTGTAAAATTTGGGCAGATGAACAAATAAAAAATCTATCACAAACACATCCTTCATATTCACTTGATAGGATAATCTATTGGTTTCTTAGTGTATCTCATTGCGAAACTATAGAACGCGATAGAGCTTGGTTTGAATCTGTAAAACATAAATATGAAGAGATGTGGGCAGATATAACTTTTGTAAGAAGTAATGAAAAATATAAAAAAATAATATTAAATATAGTTGATAAAATAACTTTTAATGATAAAATGAAAGATAAATATATTGAATCTATTAAAAATGATATTATTTTAAAAATAATTGATAAACTAAAAAATTATAAAAAAATTGATAATATTTTAACAGAATTAAATTCTATTGAATATATCTTTTCAAATAAAACTAAAATTATAAGTCAATTGGAGGATATTTCAAATAAATTATAATTATGCTTCTGATTCTGTTTTGAAATTTGGATTTCTAAATATTTTTTTTCTTAATTTATTTACTTCTCTATCTTTGAGTTTTGTATTACATAATTCATCAAAATCTCTACCTTGTAATAAATCTAAAATAAAATTTATAGAATAAACACCACATTCTGAATTTTCAAATTGATGTCTAATTTTATTATATCTTAATTTACATCTATTACCTTTATTTTTCGATTCATAATATACACAAAATTTATTTAATAATTTTACAACTCGTTCTTCAGGAGGTGAACCATATGAATCAAAATAATATACTTGACCCTTTGCGATATCTGCATATGCTGCAGTCCAATGGGATCCTGATTGCCAACTTTCATCTAAATTAAATATTATACCAAATCTTCTAATACCATCTCTATATTCTTTTTCTATATTTAAATCAGAAACACCTTTCAAATTTATTTTTTGAAAATCCATTGGAACAGCTCCTAAAAAAGAGAAATCTTTAATGTCCATTTCATATTGATTCATAACCTCATCAATATTTATAGTATTTAACCATTCAAATCTACCTTCTGGTCCTAGTGGTCTAAAAGTATATTTCTCTAATTCAGCTTTCATAAACTCATCCATATGTCTGATAAAATCTTGTTGTGTCCAACATAAT